ACTCTTACTGTACCACCACCTGTGTAAGGATGCGCTAGAGTAGATACACCAACGAATGTAGTAAAGGATGTAGTAGTTCCTACTGACCTTACAGTGTAATAGTAACCTTGAACTCCGCTAGGATAAGTCTTAGAACCATATGTACATGTAACTCCAATACCAGCTAACTTGAAGTTCTCTGGATTTACTAGTCCATGATTAGGAGCAGTAAATTGTAGGATACCTTTGCTAGGATTGTAAGTTGCATTTGTTGGTGTTAACGCTGCACCAGACCAAGAATCAATATAAAGAGTACTTGCAGCAGCACTTACAAAACTATGAGCGTAGTTACCACCATACTGAACTGCGCCAGTTAAAGCACTTTGGAAGGTATGTGCATAAGCACCACCACTGATGACCGCATCAGTTGCTTCATGTCCTGCCATGATGTCATAACGATGTTCACTAGTGTCAGTAGAAACACCAACTTGAAGGGTAATAACATTACCACTAACTGAGTGAATACCTATTGCTTGATCAAATGCTCTATCACGCTTCTGATCCATACTACCAACACCAGCAGCTTGGAAAGTATGTCCATAAGCACCACCACCATGAATCTGTGATCTCTTAATAGCACCAGTTACACCAGATGAGAATATATGATCCGATTGACCATCGAAACCAGCACTCATACTGTTAACTCTAAATGTATTTGTAGTTACATTAGATACCCTAATCCACTTACCACTATAAGGATCTGTTTCTCTAGGATATGCATGAGTTGTACTATAGTCATCCATAGAACATGTAAAGGTTACTGCACCAGTATCAAATAATACATAGTCACCATTACTTAATCCATGATTGGCAGATCTAACTGTCATAACACCAACAACACCATCATATTGCGTACCTGCTTCAGCAGTTAGTCCTTCATGCGGTACAAAATGATGAGTTGAAATATTTGTAGACGGTTGTGACGCTAAAACTTGGAATGAAATTGAATTTGCGCTCGTAGAAGCTATAGAAACCGCAGTTGTAAATCCAGGATCACTAGATCTTGGATAATAATGAAGACTTTGATAAGTGTCTAAACCACATCGGAATGATAGAGATTCAGGTGAAATTTGAATAGAAACACCTGACATAAAGTTATGCTCACCAATAGTAGCTGTTACAATGCCAGCAGTGGGGTCGTAAACGGCACTGGAGATGCTAAAAGGTTGTATAGGTGACTTACCTACATTTACAGCAAATGAGGTGGTTGTAATGCCTGTAATAGGTAACCACTTACCACTAACAGGATCTGATGATCTTGGATAGGTCTTCGTAGAAGTACCGCCATCCATGTCGCACTTGAAGGAAATAGAGTCATTATCAAACTTAATAAAGTCGCCATCGTGAATAAGTCTACCGCCAGGTACAACTGTAACAGTCATAATACCAGCATTTGCATCATAAACTGCGCCATTTACAGTTTGAGTATCAATAGTATTGCGTGGATATGTGTGAGTTGAAATATAACTATCTGTATTGCAACGGAAGATGAGCGATTCTGTCTTCAACTTAATAGAAGTTCCTGCTGTTAATGAATGTGATCCAATATCGAGTGAAAGGAATCCAGTAGAAGGAGTATAAGTTGCTGTACTGATGTCAAAGTTAACAATAGGAGAAGTTCCTACAGTTATAGCAATACCAGTAGCAGTAGTAGAAGCAACAGAAATTGCGGTATCATATACAGGATCTGTAGATCTAGGATATGATTTTGTCTGACTAGTGCCATCCATAGCACATTTAAAGTCAAGTGAACTGTTCTTAATCTTGATACTTCTACCTGCCATAATATTATGGTTAGGTATAGTCATCGTCATAATACCAGCATTAGCATCATAAATGGCATTTGTAGGTGTATAGCCAACATTAGTTGTAATACCTACAAACACATCAAAAGTATTTGCAGTAACATTCCTTACCTCAAGGAATTTATTATCCGCAGGATCACCTGATCTTGGATAGGTATGGTTTGTAGATTGACCATCCATCTCACATGTAAATGTAAGAGCATCAGTAGCAATACCAATTAAATTAGGATCAGTAAAGTTATGATCCCCATCGGTAATAAATGTACCAATACCACTTGTGTAGTCATAAACGAATGATGTAATTCCTATAGTAGTACCGTATCCAAGTCCAGACTTACCAACATCTACAGTAATAGTATCAGTAGTTGATTCTATAATTGAAATAGTTGCATTATGTGCAGGATCAGTTGTACGAGGATATGGGTGGTATGTTGCATAAGCGTCTTTATCACAACTAAATGTGATACCACCTGTAGCAATTCCAATAGTATTTGCTGTTGTCAATCCATGTGAAGGAATAGTAAGTACTAATCTTCCAGTTAATCCATTATAATTTGCATTTGTTGGTGTAGTAGAAACACCAGATGTAACAGATATAGAATTTGTTGTAGCACTTCTAAAGATGTGCTTATAACCAATACACTCCATTTGGAGTCCATTTAGATAAACAGTTTCAGCTACATCAAGGTTGTGAGGTCCAACTGTGCTGACTTCCATGATTCCAGTTTCATTATCATAGAATGCAGTTTCAATACCTACACGCTTTCCTTCTGTGGGGAAACCAACGATACCTGTAACAACACCATTTTCAATTACTGGTCTTACATTTGCGCCTACAAATGGAGCATATCCTCTACCTGGTGTAGATGCAACAGAAACTATGATGCCACCTCTAGGTAGCTGGTTTTCATTTATATCGCCTATGTCTATAATTGGAGTATCAAATCCAAAAGAACTAATACCAGTAAATTGAACACTAGCAATACCAACAGCAGGATTGTCTAATATTTTAAAGTTTGAATCTGTATTATTTTCGCTGAATGGTGCTTGGAAAATATTATTAATGAATAATACACCATTACCACCAGTTGAACCAATACCAGTAACAGCAACACCAATAGATGTTAATGGGTAGGTAGTTTCTAATCCATCAAAGTTGTTAGATATATCATCAAATACTTGGTTCTTACTATAATCTCTTCTGAGGAATGTTCTTCCACCAAAACTTGCTCTAGCATATGGTAAGTTAGCAGCATTGATAATGCCTAAGTCACCACCAAGAGGTGCTTGTGTGAAATGAATCTGACTATTTAATATTTGGAATGATCCTCTAAAGAGTCTAACATCTTGACCAGCAGCATGTGGAGTAGCTGCAGTACCTACAGCACCTCTTTCAATTTCTACAAGAGTCCAAGTACCAATACCAACTACAGGACCAATTTTATTAGTACCAAATCCAACTGTTCTTACAATAGAATACTCATCTTCAATCTTAAGCAAATCTCCAGATTGAACAGAAGAAATACCACTTAATACAAATGCAGTTACAAATCCTGCAACAGATTGTTCTAATGTGTAGTTAATTGCGGTATAAGATAATGGTTTCTGTACAAGACCACTAATAGAGATCATAGACTTAGAATCTCTCTTTCTCATAGAGAATCTATGCTTATTACCAGAACCAGTATTTGCAAGGAATGTTACGCCAGCACCTGCAATAGCATCATTTTGAGTTAATGCAATTCTATATTGCTGATTATTATCTTTAATACAATATACAGTTTCTGGTAAATATCCAGTTACACCAGCACCAGTTTTATAAACTAAAGCTGATCCACCTATTCCAATAAGGTTTGAATCTGGTTTATATGTTAACTGCTCGTAGTTAGAGAAGAAATGATTTTGGCTAAAGACACCACTGTTATAGGTTATTGCAGCAGGATCTGAAATATTTGTTTCACGAGCATAGATTGGTGTTCCTAGATAATTTAAATCGAATGATTTAATATTTCTATTATTAATACCAAGATATATTGCTTGGTTAACATTTTCATACGCTTGTCCATAATTAATTTCACCAATACCATCAATAGTACCATTAGGATCTAATAATTTATACAATACTTCGTTATAAGCAGTAATACTAACAATTCCAGCAACTGATGGATGGAATTCTAATCCATAAGTACCATCAGATCTATAAGTAGTTCCAAATGTACCTATTCCTGTTGTAGATCCAATTGCAGCAAGAGGAGTTTCATTAATGAATGATTGACTCTTTTCAGGATCAGATAGTAAATAAATTTGATGTATTGATTGAGTTGCGCCATAAGAAACATGGATTGTTGACTTAACAGTCAAATCTGTAAGACTTGTTATACCACAAATTGTTGAAATTCCAGCTTTTGCTTGACTTGTAGTTTCTAGTCTTCCAGATCTTTCTGTACCATCTGGTGTAAATGGAATCTTAAATCTATAGTTAGATGCACCAACATTAGATGGATCAACAACAATAGACTTATACTTAACAGTTACTGGATTTGTTCTTCCATTTTCAAAGTCAAATTTTATTAAACCACTCTCAATCTTCGATGTTATTGTACCAATAAAGTTTGGAGCTGATAATCCACTTAAATTTTGTTTTGAGTTAAATGCTGCTAACTCAGTCAAATATGTATCAGTGCCATCATGCATTATTGCATATTCTAAATAATCAACCTGTTTCTGTTGATCTGAACCAGGATCATCTATAACTACTACTTGAACAACAGCAGATTGTGAAGAAGTAGTTGATATTCCAAAAATATTACCTGTAGTTGAAATTCCCAGAGTACTTGCTGCACCAATTTGAGCTACTCCACCTTCTAGTCTAATATGACCAAATGCTGATACACCAAAACCTATAGAATCGGAGAAATATCCTTGAAGTGATTTAACTTCATAATCTGTATCAAATGGTTCATTAGGACGGACAATTAGCTGTGTTTCTGACTTGAAAGCAGAATATTCAGTATCAAATCTAACATATCCACTACTTAGACCAACTTGGTCATAATTCTTCATTTCATTCTTCTGAAGAAGGAAAGTATCTTCATCAACAGTTACAGAAATAAATTCATTAAATTGATAATGGTTTTTAGCAGGATCTTCTGCTTGGTGTACAGTTTGTGTTAAGAATCTTTGGAAATACCTTCCTGCAGGATAAGTAGATACAATTCTATAGTCACTCAAATCATTAGACTCATTAGACACAAATTTAGGACTAATATCGTCAATATTAAGAACTCTATTTGTTTTGTTTAAAATAAAGTCAGAAAGTCTAGTATTTCTTAATTCTACAAATTTAGAGATATTACCTTGAGATTCAAAATCTCTTGCCATATCATATGGGTATATTGAATCAACTCTAAGAGGATCGCCAATAAAGTCAAGAACCAATCCACCAGCATCTTCTGCTGGGCTATTTGTATCACCAGGATTACCCAATGCCATAACTTCGGTATTGGCAAAGTTTTTAAGTCCTGATGGGTGAACTATATCATTGACAAAAGTAATTAAATCTTCATATGTCTTAGGACTATCAATTGCATAAGACATGTTTTGATAATAGTCATTATCAGGCAATACTTGATTACCATCATTAATAATTCCAACATTGTCTCTCCATCCAACTAATGTCTTAACAGAAGATGCTATATCAAAACTTCCAGCAAATTCTTTAATACCAACAACTCTACATTGAGCACCACTCAATTTACCTATCAATATATCATCAATCTCTAAAGGTTCAGCACCACTAACAATTATTTTAGCAGCATTTGAATCAATAAAGTCTAAAGCAACATCTGCAAGAGGATTATCATTTCTCTTAAATGGCTCATTCTCAATGAAATCGGATGATCCTTTAACAACATCAAATCTAGCAAGAAACTCATCTTGTGTTAATTGTCCAAATCCATAGGCAACTGTTGCACCAGTACCACAATTAGTACTAATTCCATTTAAGTTAAATGTAACTTCTCTTGGGTTAGTAGCACTATTATAATCAGTAACTTCAAAAGAAGTAAATTTATAATCTCCAGAGTTATAACCACTACCACTACCAGCATCTATTGAGACACCTTCGACCATCATTTTATCACCAACTGCTATTGGTTCCGTAACATAACCCAAAACTGGAGTAGTAATGGTAGCAGTTAGTATTCCAGCAGCAGCAGTTACATTGAGAATACTAAGACCATTACTGTTTCTAACAGGAGCAATACCATAATCATTACCAGACAATCCAATTGGAGGTACTGAAATAGTTGCTTTAGTTACAGCAGAGTCACTTAATTCGCAAGTAATAAGTCCATTATCTAAAATTTCACCATTTCCTTTATCAAACAATACTAGAGCTGGCGCAGTGATATAGAACTTACCACCAAAGGATACATTAACTTCTTTAAGAGTTGCAAAATTATCAATATTAACAACCCTAGGGACAAAAGCATCTGGTTTAAGAGTATTGTCAGAAGGATATCCAAAAACATCCTCTGGAACAGTCATAGATGCTAATTTGTTAATTGCTAACGATTCAGCAATTACTACAGCGTTTTCTCCACTTTCTCCAATACTAGTAATACCAGGAAGTCTAGAATAATTTAATCCAGGACTAGCTATTCTTGTAGAAGCAATACCACCAGTAGCATTAGTAGAATTGGTAGTATATGTAATATCTGCAATACTGGAATCATAATATAATGATTCTGGTTTATCTTGTAAATTAAGATTAAATGTAGTATCTCCAATACTAGTAATTGGATAGCTATTTGTGTATGAACTATCAATGTATTTTATTTCAGATCCATTGAATACAGTATTATCAGCAGTAGATATACCAGCAGAAGTGAATAAACTATAATATATTATTTTAGGTGCAGTCTCAGAATACTGTACTTTTATTGTAGGGTGATATACATTTGTATAAACTGGCATTGTTGATCCAACACCAACTGTTGCTGATGTACCAACACCAACTATTTCAAATCCAAGGCTTGTACCAGAACCAACAAATTCATTAAAGAAGTTTTTGTCATAATAGAATTTTAAGTCATTCCCAGATAGACTAGGATGACTCATATCAAATATAAGATCATTATTCTTAAATGGTCTTAATTGTGGATTTATTGGGTTGATAGTTTGTCCAGATCCACCTTGAGATGTTATATTAACAACATTTGGAGTTCCAGAAGTCTCTTTAAATGTTTCTGCTAATTGAAGTGTATTTTCATCAATTACAACAACATAATACTCTCTTTGAGTTACTCCATCTGGAAGATTGGATCCATAATATAAAACTTTATCACCTGTTACTAAATTATGCTTATATGAAGTAATTCTATTGGTCGTAGTGTTTATTCCAGTTTGATCAATACTAATTGGGTTAACAACTAGATAATTATCAATAATTTTAACAGCAGCAAAAGTTGTCGTACCAATACCAGTTGCAAGACCAGGTTTAACAATTAAATTGATTGTATCATCAGTTTTTAGTTCATGATTTGAAGTAGTCTGAACGGTAGAAGTAATTTTTTGTACAGATCCAGTAACTTGCTTATTTGGAGTATGTGTAAGTAAATAATCATAAGCATCTGTACCACCACTAATGAAATAAACATCTTTAGATGTTTTAGTTGTTTTTATACCAATACTATCTTCGGTTTTCCTTACAGCATAAACTGGATCTGGTATATTGAAGGTATTTCCAATTCCATCAGTTTTTAGACCTAAAGTAGCTCCACCAGAAGGAACAGTCAAGCTTAAAGCATCATTAGTTTCTAAACCATGATTTTCTAAGAAAATAGTTTGAGTTTTAATTGATCTAGAGTTAGTACCACCAAGATAATCAAAATTCCTAGTTATAGTCTGTCCTACTGTAGTACCAAATCCTACTGTTTCTGTAGGGTTAAAATAAATCTTTTTGGATGGCCAAGAATCAAATTTATTAGTGATTATTGGTATTTCTATTTCATCAGCAAAGAATGAAACTCCCAATCCAATTAAACTAATAGTACTTGCAGTTGAAACTGATCTACGAATTCTTAAAACATTATCATCGCCAAAGATATTCAATACATGAGCAGTTTCTGTTCCTATTCCAACTGTAGTTCCTATTCCAACTGTAGATCCAGCACCACTATATGATAATGGGGTCTGTGTTGAAAATCCGATTGTACCACCAACAGAAATTGAAGATGGAACGAATTGAACTCTAATATCAGTAACTAATCCAACAACATCAGTCTCTAGAAGTTTACTTGAGAAATTTAAACTACTAATAAGATGAGAATCTGTTAATTTGTATACACTAGTAGATAATCCAGCAACTTGAACATAATCACCCAACTCTAATCCGTGTGATGGATCAAAATGACCAGTAACACTTTGATTCTTCCATTCAAATACTACATCTTCATATAATTTAAATGTAGTAGTAATTTTATCAACTGTTTTACCATTTAAAAGATTTACTTTAGCACTTGCGCCACTTCCACCAGTACCATCATTATCAAATTTGACAATTGCATTAGAAGTATATCCTGTACCTGGAGAAGATATAATTAATCTTTCTACACCACCAGTTCCGATAAGATCAGGTAATGCTACATTAGGAATCTTTTTATATGGTTGATATACGAAATCATATCCAACACCATCCCCAAACATGTTGTATGGGAAGGTATTTCTTATTAGTTTAGAATTTTCAAAGCTAAAGTTACTTTGTCTGATTTTTTTACCAGAAACTGTATTAACATCTATTGGGAACCCTCTATAGGTATTACCAATGTAATATGGGAATATTGGGGTATTAGTCTCATCTACAGTAGCAAAGTATGCATAGATACCTTCTTCAAAGTCAGGTGTTTTAGTAAATCTTCCATTATGATCATCTAGATCTCCACTTGCATCATAAACATAATCTTCCACAAAGAAACCAGCTTCATAATCGCCAAGAGAAGGTCTATTATCAATTTGAGTAGTATCAAGTTTGTATGAAGACTTTAATCTTGTAGATCCTGACTGAATATTGTCTGGATCGGATAAACCATAAGGACCGTATATTGGTATTCCATCATATGCCCATCCAATAATAGGTGAGTGACCACTACCATCATCTCCAAGGTAATTTCTAATAGTTGCCCCATAAGCAACAGATTCGATTGACAATCCACCTTCAACTGGTGTTAGATAATCACCATTTTCAGTATTACTAGTATTGTACTTATTAGCTATTAGTTGTCTTACTCTAGTAGAGAATGTTGCAGCATCACCTGGTGCTTTAACAGCAATAGTTGTTGTAGTAGCAGCATATCCAACACCTTGAGATAGTACAACAACACTAGCAATAGATCCACCGTCCATAACAGCACGGAGTTTAGCACCAAAAGCACTACCAACACCACTAACTGTTATATCTGGAGGTCCATCATAATTCGATCCACTACTTTGAACAAAAGCATCAATAATTCTACCATTAACAATAGTTATTCCTATTTGACCAAAATCGCCATAATTGATATCAACTGCTGGTGCTTTTTCAAAGTTTATTATATTAGATCCATAATCTTTACCCTTATCATATAAAACAGCTTCAGTAACTTCACCACGAACAATTGGATTAGCATTTAAAGTTACTGGTGTATCTGAATCAGTAATAACATTAACATCAACTGTTACTGGTGGATATGAGAAATCTTGATATCCAACTCCATGACCAGTAAATCTTACATATTCCTTATTGTTATAATTTGTCTTATCTGGAGTTCTAGTAGTAGCAATACCAGAATAACAAAGTCTAAACTTATCATTATCTAAATTTAATACTTGATACTGACTATTAGTGGTTAAACCAGTAATTGCAGTAGCTCCAGCAGTAGTTGATATACCATAATGAATTACTTCACCATCTTTAAATCCATGATTAGGGAATTCTATAAAATCTCTAAAAGTACTAATACCTGCAGGTGCTACAGAAAGTCTCTTATTTGTATATCCACTTCCACCGTCAAGTATACTAACTCTAGAGATTCTTCTCTTAGTATTATAATCTCTTAATTCATGAATACCATTATTTAAATTTGCTGCTGTTGTACCAAATCCAACAGTATTGACACCAGCAATAGAATCAGCTTTTGACCTATAAAGTTTAAATATGGTTGCACTGCTAACTCCAACATAATAAGATTGACCTTGAACTAAACAAGTATCAATACCAACAGGAGCGACTGTTGTAAGACCAACAACATTGTTATTATTGGAGAAATATAATACCCTATCACCATTTTTATAGTAATGGGGTTTATTCATTATAAATCGACCATTACCTTGATCAGCATGTTCAATATTACCACCATCATAGAAAGACTTCGCATTAAATGTAAATTGTCTATATGCTAGTTCTGTTACACCTTTTGCCTTTGCTTCAGATCCATTTCCACCATGTATATCGACAGAAACTACTTTTTTGATCTCAAAGTCTACTGGGTCAATTAATACATCTACAACTGTACCACCAATAGCTATTCTACCAAAAGCAGTGTTAATTCCTGTAGAACTGTTTTCTATGCTTATTGAAGGTGGATAAAGAACATCATATCCAGTACCAGAGTTAACAAGATCAAGTGCTTTTAGAGGACCATAGTAAATATACCTGTCAGATTTGTAATTGGTGATTTCTACACCATTTACCAACATTCCAGTGTTACCATCCAATGTTTGCTCAGAAGTTGTCTGTGTTGCCTTTCCTTTAGACAAGTCCTGTTTTAAAACAAACCTTTTAAGTGTTTTACCTGGAAAAACTGATTTTCTTGCCTGTTCTATCTTAATAAAATCATGAACTCCAACTGTTACATCTGGAGGAGCAAATTTTACAGAAATTCCTGATGGAATGAAAGATCTTGAAGGATATAGTTTAATTTTGTTGTCTTGTGATAACACTTCGACAAAATAAGAATCTGCATCTAATCCACCAATAGAAATGGTAGATCCAACGGGAACATAAGCAATTTCTTCACCAGTTCTAAAAGGAACACTTTCTGCAAATGAAATTATTGTATATTTGTTAGATAAAGTATCATAACCACCCCATGATCCACCAGATACGGTAGGATTAGTTAAAGTGGCGTGAATTTTATCTGTATCAATAGGATATGTTGGAATTGAGTTAGAAGCTACAAATCCTTCTTGTTCATTGCTTTCTGAATTCTTTTTATCTAAAATATAGGTATTAGAAACATCTCCTAAGAGCTGATTTTGTCCACCTATGATAGGAACAATAGTACTTGTTGCTTTTACCTGAATTCTTCGTATATCATAAGATAATGAAGGGTCAGTTGTAAAAGTACCAGATACACTAATCGAATTAGTTGTATTATTTACATAAGTTACTGTTAATAATGACGCAGCAACTGTTTCTCTGTTTCTTACTAATAATTCTATCTTATCACCTTTTCTTAAACTAGCTTTATCAATATTACCACCTAAAGTAAATGTACTTCCAGTTAAATCGGAAATTTGGTATCTAGCACTAGTATTGTAAATCCAAGAGTTGAAGAAAATCTGTTCATATGTCTTTGAAGTCAATGGATTGGTAACAAATCTTCCAAGGTTCTTAACATTGACCCTTGAGGTCAATGACAATCCATACAAATCTTGAAGTGCATCAAATTTACTTAAAACACCAGTTATTTTCATGTTAACTGGTTTTGTTAGGTCATTATCTTCATAACCATAAACAAAGGTTTTTGTAAAGATGTTTTTAGTCGATGCAATATCTCTTGATGTTGTAGTTACACCGATAAACTGGTTTATAGTCTTTTCAGTATACTCTAAACGCATATAATCAGTTTCTGTAGATACACCTACTTCAATAACACCAGTTTGGCCAAATCCAACAGTAGAATCAACTGTAATAACTGTTGCGCCAAGACCAATATTACCAACTGACTGAGTTCTTCCTGGAACAACAAATGTGCCTTGTATTAGGTCTCTATCATCATATCCAATAAAGACAGAAATGCGATAATAGTCATCTCTAATCTGCACAACCTCTGAAATAGGTCCACTAGCATCATTTACTAAAACATTACCTACTTCATTGTCTTGGAATAAAGTTTGACCGATTAATTTATTAGCATCTCCAGAAACTACCTGTACTGCAAAGGATTCTCTTCTTAAGTAGTTGGCATATGATGGTTTAATAAGGTATTTTTCAAGATCATTGATTTTTGGTTCTAAACCAAACAATGCTTTGAACAGAATCTTGAAAGACTCGTCAGTACCCTTAGATTCGTATAAACTTCTTGCTTCTTTTATAAAATTATTAACATCTAGTTCAGGACTTAACTGTACTCCTTCTAATCCAGGTGAATATTGCGCTTTTATCTTATCATAAAATTCATGAAGGAATAATGCACTTAAATTCTGTACTGCAGATCCAGAATCATGAGCAGAAGATGTAGTTTGTGTCCATTTAATATTATCCGAGTCATTAATAGCATGATATGTCTCAATACCACAAAATCCTCTTACACAACCAGTAAAGCTATTAGTCGTTACACCACTATAGGTAACGATTTCATCACCAATCTTTAAAAGACCCCATTCTTGAGGAAATCCCTTAGTAGTACCATCAACTGTAATAATATCATCAATATTGGTAATACTAGAGGCAGTAGCTACTTGCCCAGATATAACATCCTTAGTTAAATTGTCAATTCTAATATATTTGTCAATATTTTCGCCAAGATCTACAGGACCACTTTGATATTCTTGTGAAATATAATATTGCTTTAAAAAATCCTCGAAAAGGGGATTTTCTGCGAGAGCGAACTCTGGAGCTTGATCACCAACAAGTTGGTATGTCTTAACTCTGGAAGATAAGGGGCTATAGGTTTCTATCATCCTTTTTTATGACCTTGTGATGGTTCCATTAGAGTAACTAGAGGTGACTTTATATCCAATTCCAGATATTTGCTTTCCAGAAGATATTGTGTCTCTCACGATATTTATCTTAGTATTTGAGATGTCTAATTGAAGGTAAATATCCTTCAATCCAATAATATCATTGGATTCTGGGTATGCTTGTATTTCAACCACACCAGATGCACGAGAAGTTCCCGTTATATTAATAGTATTGATCATAATTTCACCTTTTACATAATCAACAGTTCCTGCAGAAGGTAAAACCACTGGTGGAGCTTCATCAGACAATTCAGTTAACTGAACTACAGCAATATCACCTGTTTTTCCATCTGAATGTGGAAGATCAGTAAAATACAAAGTATTTAAATTACCAGAAATAGTAAATCCAGTACTTTTTATGTTTTTACCCTTAGGGTTTACATGGAAAGCATTACCAAAGCATAATTCATACTGAGTAGAGGCATTAAACACTGGTTTTAAGTCTCTTCTTATAATTAATCTAGTAATATTTGATGTAATTGCATTATTTGTACCATCTATAACTTTTAAAGCATCAGAATATTTAAATCTACCGCCAAATGCATTTAAATTAGTAGATTTTCCATAATTTGTTAGAGAATTACTAACTTGAGTCCTAAGACCATCAATATCACTGTATATATTTGAGTTAAAGTAGACAGAAGTGTCAAGTTCAATGTAAAGTATCTTAAGATCAACTATTCTTTGGTTAATTCCAGCAATAGAATAGCTTTTTAATCGATCTAAGATTTGTACTTTAGTAAAGTCGGACAAATATGTGGAATTTCGAGGTTTTACACTTAGTACAACAGTACCAAACTCAGGTGGATCCAATTCTTCACCACCAATAACGGAAACTGACTCTGCATCTGGGAATACACTCTGTATAATACCTTCGTAATCCCTTGCTGTAACCGCCCTGTACTGTGATGAATAGACTCTAGGCGCAATATACTTAATTGAGTCAATATCTTCTATCTCACCGCCTCCTTTGGCAGTTTGAATAGTACTTATAGTAGGAGTTATAGAAGAAGCAAGAGGAGAATCAGCATCATCTACAGCATCTCCACTGAATGAGAAGAATTTACCATCATTTCCATCCTTTCCATCAGTAATAATATAGCTAACTTCGATTACATCACCATTATCAAGTTTCTTACCAAACAATCCATCACCAAATATCAATTCATACTTCTCATCTTTGATTTCTTGTATAAGATAGATGTTTGATTTAGCATCTAAGTTAATAATATTGTCAACCTTAGAATATTCTAGTCCAGAACTAGATCCAGACTTTCTTACAAAGACTCTAATTGATGCAGTATCTATAAATGAGTTGTCTAAAAGGAATTTTTGATCTAAACTAGCATTTACTGTAAAGAATTTCTTTAAAAGAGTACCTTGGTATATGGTAACATTTCTAAATTCAGCAGTTCTTGGTGGATTTACTAAAATACTGCTTCCAGTGTCTATTGGACTACTGACAGTTATGTCTTCTGGAATAGAAAATGTGTAAGAAGTGTTATTTTTTGCTCCAACACAGACTAATCCTTTTCTTAGTTTAACAGTATTACTGTTTCCGTTGAACTTAAAGTCGAAATTTATGATAGCTTCTGCAGATTTACGAGATCTAGGTACATATCCTATGTTTCTTGCTAAAGAAACTACATTTTCTCTCAAAGTTGCTGAATCCAAGAAGGATTCATTGACAACCATGTTGCTATTAAACGCTGAAATATAAGTATTGTACGCTAAAACATCAATTAGAACCGACATATTCGATCCTTCAAAGTCAAAATCAGTAAAATTACTGTTTGCTCTGAGATAAGAACGAATTTGAGCCTTAATTTGATCAAAATCAAGGTTAGTAAACTTGGTTACGGGCATTTTTTTTACCTAGTTGCCTCTAAAATGAAGTTAAATGTTTGAAGTGGAGCAGATTGCCCTACAATTTCATATGTAATAACCAATTCAAACTCATTTCTGTCAGGATTGGGGTTTGCTTCTACTATGATATTATCAATTCGTGGTTCGTATGTTGCTAAAAGACTTTGTACCTCTCTTGCAATAACACCTCCAGTAGCAACATCACAAAAACCAAATAGAAGATCATAAACATCTGATCCTATATCGTCATAAAACCGTTCTTTAGTTCTGGTTTGTACTAGATTTCTCACCGAGCGCATAATAGCTCTCTCGTTTTTCAAGACATTTAAGTCTCCAGTTACAGGATTAGGTTGAAAATCGAGGGTTATGTCTTTATATCCTCTAGATTTAGCCGCCATTAAAGAATTGGCAATACATGTCAGGGTTATTTATACCCTATTTTCTCAATTCCAACGAGTGACTACTAATTCTATACTATTATCATCCATTTCCCACTCTTCTGCAACCTGCCAACCTTCTTCTTTCATAGTATTATGTACAGTCATTCTTGCATATTGTTGAGTTACCTTCTCAATAAACCTTTTTGGTGGAATAGGACTTTTCCAAGTTTGTATATCAGCTACCAATTCATACTCTGTACCATTCCAACGAAATCCTATATCATTACCTATTGATATATCTACCTGTACTTTCTCATGGTTATGACCAATAGGGTTAATTAATAGTTGATCCTCCTGTACATCATACTGAAGGATCTCTAGTGCTTCGAGCAAAGCGGGTTTTTTAGTTATCTTAGTCTTTATCGTACTGAAGTGTGACATTAGCAGCCTTCTGAATCGTGTACATAATCCTCAACAGGTTCTGTCTCATAGAATGCAGGAGTAAACTCCCTAGTCAATACATTACCTAGCTCATCTTCTACACTCTCAGTAATCTTTAAGCATTGGTCACCAACTGCACCATATATCTCTGCAGTTACATTTCCATTCTGTTGAATGGTATACTTGACTGTTTGCTGTTTTGCCATAACTAAAAAAGCGAGTGTGTGTTATTTAGAACTGTTTAGGATGTGTAATTACATCTCCATGTATCTCACCAATGTCATCTATATGTGCATGGTCTATATCAACATGCAGACCCTTTTCATAGAAGTCTGCAATTCTCTCTAGTGCATTTGCAATGCGAGTCAAATCATCACTCATGGTTTTCCTGTTTTTATCTGTGTCTCTAGTATAGCGTCTCTTATAACAGTTTTCAACTGTCTTAACTTTTTCTTCCCAAGTCCTGCTCTAGTATCGATCTTTACCTTTACCCAGTATACTCCTGCTAATACTAACAGAAATGGAATTGCTTCTGCCCAAGAGATGTCATTCCATGCTTGTACTACATTCATCTTCCTTGACCTCTATAAGCTTTACGAGCCGAGTTTCGGGCGGTAGGGGAATATTTGGTATTCTTACCTTGTCCCTGTCGAGTCTTCTTTGGAGTCGTTTGAATCTTGATCCCTGTCGAGGATACTACTATCTTTGCCATTGTATGTTGAATGTGAAATAATATTTGGATGTGGATACCCAGTGTCATAATAACACTGAGATAGCTCCACTATTTTATCGAGGAATGCATCCTCAGAGAGACCTGTGTAGATCTCTCCTCCTTCGATGGTTATATTATATAACTCGTTGCTTTTCATGCCCTACACGGATACGAGGGTCACACCAGATGTCAAATCCTGCTTCGAGAGCATCTAGACAGAAGGAGACATCCTCTCCACACATGTCTTGTACCTCTCCACTTTCAAAGACTTGCATCTTAGGTGCAAACCAAGGATACTTCATCTCTTTATGTTCCCATACACCATGCTTGATAAGAACCCAACCGAATCCAGTGTAATCGACTGTAAATGGTTTCTTACGCTTAGACATGGTTTCACCAGTCTCATGATTCATAACTCCTCCGTTATTACGGAAGTTATCCTCATCGAGCCAGTGAGCAACAGAAGTAGTTTGACCATCTTCTGTCATATACCAACCTGCAGCAATATCTTGATCCATAAGGACTAGTTGTAAGAACTTAGGAGTATTGAATACAATGTCACTATCAATCCATAACTGATAATCATATTGCAACTTACCATCCCAAGGTATCTGATCTGGTCCTCTTAAGACATTTGCACCAAGGCACTTGCATCTAGCAAAGTTTACCATTGATGAGTAGTCTTGAGATATTTGTATACTAACTCCATGTTGAACTAAGTCAAATGCGAGTTGTACAAAATTCTTAAGGAAGACATATGAACAACCACGACCAGGCATACAAAAGACAATAGACTTGCCCTTTAGTATCTCCCATGCTTTATCGTAGTCCCATTCTTCTTCCGCATTTCTCTTAGGCGGGTTTTTCGCCTTAACCGTAAATCCTTTAGCCATAATGTTTTACTTGGACATCAGTATTATAACAGATTATATATGCTTAGTCAATACGACCCCTCGGATATGTCATCTTCTTCTACTTTAACTATGCGTAATTCGTCATACTTATTAACTCTCTCTTTAATCTTTTTAATCAACTGCTCTTCATCGAGGTTAATTAAATCCCCTACTGGATAGTTGTGATCATCGTAAACATGGAAAGTAGTGTTCATTCTTCGTCAATGTAAAGACCGTTATCTGTAAGTGTTATACTAACTTCTGTATCTTCATACCAGTTGAGTTCATTGACATATGACTCAGGAACTGCTATAATGTATTCATTGGTTACATTATCGACTCTTATGACTGTTTGGAATTTATCTGATTTTTTCACAATATGCGTGGACTGACCTATGATTTTATATATCAGAAATTTTTTTTATAGATTGATATCACGAAGTCGATCTGGGTCGTTTATAGCTTATGAACTAGGAACCCTATTAAAACACGCATCACGCCACACCACGATAACACATAATACGCAAAACACTGTCCCTAATTGTTAATCAGTGTGTCACACAGTTCTTATTACTTAAGACTGCCAATTATAATACTCGTTGTTACTTAGAGTGTCATGATTACCTCATAGTTTGTGTTACCTTAGTATTATAACATGATACTCACAGACTGTCAACAACTGTGTGTGTCTTATGTTTATAACAACTGCATGATAATCTGATGGACTGTGTGTTACAAACTGTGTATCCCCTATTTGACATTGTGGGATCCTCATGTTACGCTCGCTTAGTCAACATCATAATGACACGATTAGACCCCTTAGAGTATCATTTAGTGGACACACAGTAAGAGACACATAACACGCAACATAGTTTATTTAACTATTTAATTAAAATGCGTAGTTATCCACAAAAGTGTTAATAACTGTGGAAAACACTTGTTGTTACATAGGCATGAAATCGCTGAGATCTCACTGTATATCTGAATACCTATGTTCTTGCGCCTGGTACATACTTAGTGTGGAATCT